CTCAGGCTCCGGCTCGGGCTCCGGTTCGGGCTCGGGCTCTGGTTCGGGTTCAGGTTCTGGTTCAGGCTCGGGCTCAGGCTCGGGCTCGGGCTCGGGCTCGGGCTCAGGCTCAGGCTCAGGCTCTGGTTCAGGCTCCGGCTCCGGCTCCGGCTCCGGCTCGGGCTCGGGCTCTGGTTCAGGTTCTGGTTCGGGCTCGGGCTCGGGCTCTGGTTCGGGCTCAGGCTCGGGCTCAGGCTCGGACTCAGGCTCTGGCTCGGGCTCAGGCTCTGGTTCAGGCTCCGGCTCCGGCTCCGGCTCCGGCTCTGGTTCAGGTTCTGGTTCGGGCTCGGGCTCGGGCTCTGGTTCGGGCTCAGGCTCAGGCTCAGGCTCTGGTTCAGGCTCAGGCTCAGGCTCGGGCTCAGGCTCAGGCTCAGGCTCGGGCTCGGGCTCAGGCTCAGGCTCTGGCTCGTTGGTATCAACCATTTCAAATTTATTTAAACTAATTAAATTTGAATCATTCGTGTGTTTTTCAATAACAACACGATAGAATTCATATACAGTTCCATTATCTTCCATTTCCAATTTAGGATCACAATAGTCTAAGTAATTGTAACTGATGTTATTTTGAGAACTAATTATTTTTGCTGTCGTATCTGGAGAATCAAAATCATCTAGGTTAGAGGCAAGAATAGAAACCTTAAGAGGCTTCGATGTCCCACCAATAGAATAAACTTTCATATATTTTCCGATGTTGTGTGAGTCGGCATATGAAGATTCTTGATATCTATTCAATTGAAATGATTCACCATACCGTATACCACCAACGAAAAAATTTGGAAGGTTCAAATTCGAATTCCCGTTATCATAGTTTTGTTCGTCGTCAAACTCCAAAACGCCGGTGCTTTTCAATTTTAATGGTATACTAAGATCATCAAGCGATGATGATATGAATGATATAAATTCGATGTTATCAATCAAGACATTGTTATTTGAAAATATCAAGCTATTATTATGTATAGAGTGAACCACAATACGAACCGACTTTATATTTTCAAATGTAAGTAACTCAAACGGTGTGTTTAGAACCATATCATATAATATGAATGCGTTGTTGATAATTGTATCGTAAGAATCTGACTTTGAATTCAATCCTAAAATAGATATTCTTTTTGGCTTGTTCGCAATTTCTTCAATGATATTTAAAACAAAATTAAAATACTTGGGCAAATTTCCGTTAAAACGAACATCTATCCATTCACCTTCGAATATTCTATTTTCGGCGTAAGACTTTACGTTTCCAATATAATCACCGTTGATGTCGTAAAAAAAATCGGATTCCCATTTTCCTAGATTGTAAAATGCACCATCGGGTTTTCTTAAGAAAGAAGATGCACTAAATATATTACTAATCTTAGGAACTTCTTCAGGTTTTGTTTTTTCATAATATTCTAAAAATTGAAATCCCTTTTTTCGACGAATAAATTGATCAAATTGAATATTGCTGTCGTTATTTTCCGAATCACTAGAGGCAATCAAACATGCCTTTTTATGGATGCGATTTGAAACGACGTTTCTTGTCACCATATACTTATGATTTTAAATTTTTTTAAACAGAGTCAAAGAAGAATGAACAAAATCGTAACTAACTTCATAAGGACTTCACATTCAATTACTACAAATCAACGAAATGAAGTAGAATTATGTGGTAGCATACCAAACTTGATTCTTATTTTTCTTGGTACTTTATTAATGATGGGGTATTTTTTGTCGGATGTATTAATAAAGATTCAAGATCAATGATGTTTCGTATATTTGGGACTATATTTCGCGACAGATTTACAATTTTTGATTTCATTGCATTCGCCAAAATTACGGGCAAACACGACATGTTCCCAATAATGTAATCGCACGAATACAACCTTTCAAGAAATTTACGTTCGGTTCTATATTCAGTACCAATCAATTTTTCGGCGATTCGAATATTAACCTCATTTAATTCAAAAATTTGACCGACGTTCACAAGATTATAATCAAATATGGATGGGATCAAATGTTTGAATTTTTTGGGAACATTTTTGATGTCAAAGTGGTCGCTGACAATAATGATGTCTATTTCAGAAACAGAAAAACTCATCAACTTTTCAGTTAATTTTTTTAACAAATAGACAAACGAATTCAGCGTACGTGCATTCGAGAGACCACGGAAAATCATGTCACAGTAATCTCCACGTCGAAAGTGCAACAATGCGGTCTTCTTTGTCTTCTTTTGCGGTCTTTCGATTTTCAGAAAATTTCCAAACTCTAATTGCGGTTTTATTTCGATATGTAATATTTTTCTTTTATATCTTGTAGAATGATAGTTGTAATTACAGTTGTTTGATAAACCTAAACCAGGAGTCCTTGATAAATTAATGAGGAGTATACAATCGTCATCAAAATCATCAAAAAAGTGTTTATCATATACAACAAGTTCATTGAATGTTTGAATCGATATATGAACGTAAAATGTGGGTGTCTCAATTACTTTGTTATGTTGAAGACCCGGAAAATCGAATCCGTTGAATAGTTGGCTTCCATGGGCCGAATTTTTATATGTTAATTCTTTATTTCGGACAACCTCAATATTTGTACTTGAAAAGGAGCAAAATTTTGCAAAATTTCTTTCATATCTCTGAATAAAATCTCCGAATCCATATCCGATATCTGTTAAAACACATTCGATTTTTTTTTTCGATTTTTCTGATTTATCAACGATCAATGGGGTAGTAGACACATTCCCATTGTGAGTTTTTAAATTCTTAATGTAGTTTTCAATCTCAATTTCATTTAAAATAACGTAATTGTCTAGCTTTTCTTTACAGAACGTTTCAAATCTCTCTTCTATTTTAAAGTCTACCTTTTCTATTCTACCTTCAAACTTCATTTTTAGAACATTCATTTTTTGAGGATCGAAAATGTCGTAGTAATTTTTTATTCCCAAAGTCTCAATGACATGTTTTTTATCAAAAAAATTCAATTGAATGAACGTCTTGAAATCATATGTAACTTTATCTGCGGTTGGTCGCACAACAATTCCAATGACTTCTTTATGATTTGGAAGACATTTTGAGACACATGTTGTATTACAATTGATAATTTGACTCATAATATTTTCCGTAACTATACCGTTGAAGGATATTGGTTCAAAATTTGTAATATTGTATACATTGTATACTACGTTTAGATTGTCAGGAATGGTTGCTTCAAATTTTGAAGCTGAAATAATATATACGTCCATCATATCATAATTTCATAATTATGATATTGTTTTTAAGTGTTCAAATATTTCGTCTGGAATCTGGTTTTGTAATTTTGATAAATCGTGTTTTCGAATAGTTGTTTTAGCTAATTCGATTGAACTCGTATTGTATTTTTCAAGAACAACCCTTTCAGCTTTTGAGTCCGGTATCATGAAGTTGATTGTCTTATTTAAAATACTTTCTGAAATAACATATTGAGTTGAACTTATAAAAACGAATTTAACGGTTTTTATATTCATTTTTTTCTCTAGAAAGTCAATCAAATTATCTGCAAGGCCTTCGTTCTGTTGGTGAATCACAACTACTTTCGGACAATTATTATCATCCCGAATCGATTTCAACTCGATAAAATTTGAAATAAGTTGAATCAAATTGGTGTCTCCGGGATTGTCTAAGATATGAACGTTGAATATATTTTTGTTATTGTATATTTTATGCACTACATCTGAAATCTTCTGTGTATCACCAGAAAAGGTGAAATTATAGAACACTCCCTTTTGGTGTAACAAACGAATGTTATCAATGATATTTTTATTCATAATATAACACTTATCCCAGTATTTACTTTTAAGTGATTTTAAAAAATAAAAAATGATGGATATTATCTCCCATATATCTATATATATCAAAAAATGCATAGGTTCAAACGAGAATCAAATCGATTTGAACGAGATAAGACAAAATGGTCATGTATTTGCGATGATATCGGAGAATTCTTCATGAATTCAACTTTGCAAAATTCGTATCAATACGATAAATCTAGATATTTGAAAATGGACAGACAAAAATTTGAAGACGACGAAAATATACAAAATATACAATACCCTCTAAGTTTAAAATATTTAAAATATAAGTCAGATATTTTAAGTGATCATAAACCGATATTTGACGATTCAAATACCATCATGTCTTGGAATACGCTTCACCACTATAGCTTTAACGGTTCTAATGAATATCTCACGAACAAAAAAAATCGCAATTCTGAAAAGCAAAGATACGTCAATATTACAAATAAAATCATCCACGAAATTAATACAAAAGAATTGGAATGTTTGTCGTTTCAAGAATTCGAATTCTCGATTTACAAAAATGTCGTAAAATATATCATGAATTCAAGATTTATATACTCGTGTCGATTCATGCCACATCGTATATCTTACGACAAACATGGTCTCTATGTTGAATCGTACGGCAATGCAATGTTTGTTAAGAATGATATGATGCAAGGTACAACCACATATTCGAGCGCCGTCTCAAAATCGAAATCATTTGTATTCGAGAACTCATATAAATATCTCGTCCATAACGTTGGCGACACAATGTTTAGTTCAGTTCATTTCCCAAAATGTGGTAATCGAAACATCGAAAAGTGGTTTGAATACACCACCCGAGATATACACTCAATTCTATCAAATGTCGACATCATAGGGTTTATCATAGGGGATTTTAACATAAACGTGTCAGAGGTAAAGGAAATTCTCGATAAATTTCCTGATTTTGATTTTACGATTGAAAATAAAATCCCATCCGGCGTAGATTTTATAGTTAAAGTAATAAGGAATCAAATAAATCAAAGGAATCAAAGGAAGTGAATCAAATAATCAAGTATCGTCTGATATAATGGTCACGAAGGTTATTACGAACGAATATGTATAGGACTTTTGAATTGGTTGGTGAAACTTACTATACATCCTCTTGTACCCCGAGAATTTCATAATTCATAATGACGGTACTTATTATTTTTTTCTTTCACGACTGCATTTTAATATTATACTTTTTTTTAAAGTCAATCAGATATAAGTACATAATATGAATAACGTTATTAGTTTCTGTTTGTACGGAACCGGAAACAAATACTTGCACGGAATCATCGAATCTGTGATTTCATACAAGTTGTTTTTTGACGATTCTTGGGAAATACGTGTATACATATGCAAGTCACTGTATACTCATCGTGTCGTCAAAATTTTGAAAAATTTGAATGTAAAAGTTATCATTCGGAAACAAATGAGTACGAAACCAGATTCAAATGAACTAATGTACTCAAGATTCCAACCAATTTTTGAAAAGGACGTTCGCTATTTCCTGTCTAGAGATGCTGACTCACGATGCACTCTTCGTGAGAAGAAAATGGTCGACGATTTCATGAAATCCAAAAAAACGCTCCATACCATTTTGGATTCTGGCTGTCACCATGGAATAATGGGCGGTATGTTCGGAGTATACGTTAAAAACATAGAAAAATATGACATACAACATTTTTCGGAATTTATCGATCCAATTATCAAAAAAGAAGGTATGACCCGTCGAGGTTCCGACCAGACTTGGCTCAGAAATGTGTTCAAAGATGTAGTCGATAAAAAAGATGTTTTCGTTCATTTCAACGAAGATATCATTATTCGGAACAAACAACGGGGAATTGAATTGAACGATATCAAACTCATGAATGATATCAAGGTAGTTGAATGTTCACATTCAATAACGCAACACGTATCGAATTTTGTAGGAAGACAAATTAACGTTGATCACGTTCCAAACGATGTGAAGGCAAGATCTCAGGTATTTTTGCCTATAGTGTTCTAGTGTTCTAAGGCAAGATCTCAGGTGCCGCGACGCACACGCGTTTTATCATTCGTATGTATTAATTATTTCCCAAGCAGATTCGCCCACATCGGACAAAGTGCTGTCGCTGTCGCCGTCGACAAAATACCAAGTCGCATTCGATTCACTCATGCCCGAACCATCAAACATATTCGTCCATCCCAATACCTTGGACACATCCCAATTAGTGAGCGGCTGGTTGAAATTTGTCGCATGATAAAACATACTTTCCATAATCGTCACCTTGGACACATCCCAATTATCGAGCGACTGGTTGAAATTTGTCGCAACAGCAAACATCGCACCCATATCCGTCACCTTGGACACATCCCAATTATTGAGCGGCTGGTTGAAATTTGTCGCACCACGAAACATATCACTCATATTCGTCACATTGGACACATCCCAATTATTGATCGGCTGGTTGAATTTTGTCGCATAATAAAACATCCCATTCATAGTCGTCACATTGGACACATCCCACTTATTGAGCGACTGGTTGAAATTTGTCGCCATTTCAAACATCGCACGCATATCCGTCACCTTGGACACATCCCACTTATTGAGCGACTGGTTGAAATTTGTCGCACCAGCAAACATACCACCCATAGTCGTCACATTGGACACATCCCAATTAGTGAGCGGCTGGTTGAACTTTCCCGCCATTCTAAACATACGACTCATATTCGTCACCTTGGACACATCCCACTTATTGAGCGGCTGGTTGAACTTTTTCACACCCCTAAACATCTCACTCATATTCGTCACCTTGGAAACATCCCAATATGTTTGAAAACAACCTAAACTCAATCATAAACGACCCGTTGGCACCGCTCAATAATTGGGCAGGTATAGTTGTTCATATTCTTTATGATAAGTCGGAGAAAAGACGTTTCCGACTTTAGCTCGAATAAATCCGAATTTTCTGAATCTTGTGAACTGTTACGACAGGAACGTTCTCGATTTCATTCATCTACTCGAACCAAACGGACAATTTGGAACACGGATTCTCGAAAAACGTATTTTTATTTTTTAATCTGACTTAAGTCGGAAAATTCAGATATGATGTTCTTGGTTCATCATTTTTTTCATTTTGGGATTTTAAAATTAAAATACCTCATCAGCGACCTGATCAGCGAGTATAGCACCAAATTTGAAACCGAATCCTTGAACTACATAGGGCATTACTACTATTAATAACGGAACACCTCCAAGTCCCATAAGAGCGTATCCAGTTATCTTAAGGGCGGAGGCATCATCCTCATCTTTCTTTTTCTTTCCTAAATTTACTAACTGCCATCCTCCGATAACGATTCCAATCAATATCGCTAGTATGAGTCCGTAAACAAAGTTTGCTGCTATAAAACCCGCCATAGCTGCAAAAGCCAATTTAAAAGACGACAACATGTTGAACGAATTGTTAACCATCTTTATAACTATATAAAAGAAAAAAACGACATGTGTATTATTTCATATCCCGATGTAACCAAATAAATAAATTATTATATATATAGAATGCCTGGATTGTCGAAGAAGTCCAAAAAGTCCAACACGCTCCGTCGCAAACCCCGTGCTAAGAAGAATACCCATCGGACCCGGACCCGCCGGGTGAAGAAAATGGGTGGAATGTACCACAAGAAAATGGGTGGAAATGTACCACTCACAAATGCCACAATTCGCAATGTAGTTGCTGATTTTTTGGCGGGTGGCATTGCAAAAACTAACATTGTTAATCAATACGGTCATATCAATCAATGGAACACATCTGCTATAACCAGTATGAACGACTTATTTAAAGATGCCACAAATTTCAATGAGCCGCTCGGTAATTGGGATGTGTCGAAGGTGACGAATATGAGTGGTATGTTTGCTGATGCGAAAAAATTCAACCAGCCGCTCACTAATTGGGATGTGTCCAATGTGACGAATATGAGTGATATGTTTCGTGGTGCGACCTCCTTCAACAAGTCGATCAATCATTGGGATGTGTCCAAGGTGACGGATATGACTCGTATTTTTGATGGTGCGACAAATTTCAACCAACCGATCAATTATTGGAATTTAACAAATGTGCGTTAAAGAATAAATAATAATGCCTGAAGAATATATTTAGTGTTGTCTTTAAGTGCGTTCATAAAGACCATAAAAAATTAATATGTCAAATTATAAAAATGTTGCCATCCACACCATGTCTACAGAATGCTGCGAAGATTGCAATCCAGAAAGACAAACCAATAGTTTTAGATTATTACGAAGATAGTGCGAAAAAAGATTGTAAAGTCGTAAAAAATCAAGAAGGTGAAAAATTCCTCTTTAAAAATAGAGAAGAGTACACATCCCCACTCGTCTCAATGATTAAAATAGGAAGTGATGTCATTCTAGAGACTCATAACTCGATATACGTGGTATCTGGGAAGATGTTTTAGTTTATTATATACTTCTGTTGAACATTCCTCCCTTGCGCTTTCTTGATTTTGGAATAGTCAAAACGAGTTTGTCTATAGGGGCAAAATATGGGTTAAATTTTGTCGCACCCTGAAACATACGAGTCATATTCGTCACCTTGGACACATCCCAATTATTGATCGGTTGGTTGAAATTTGTCGCACCATCAAACATACGAGTCATATCCGTCACATTGGACACATCCCAATTATCGAGCGGCTGGTTGAACTTATGCGCATCAGCAAACATCCCCCTCATATTCGTAACCTTGGACACATTCCACTTATTGAGCGACTGGTTGAAATTTGTCGCCTCATAAAACATCTTACTCATATTCGTAACCTTGGACACATTCCACTTATTGAGCGACTGGTTAAAATTTAGCGCATAAGCAAACATCCCAATCATATTCGTCACATTGGACACATCCCAATTAGTGAGCGGCTGGTTGAAATTTTTCGCCTCATAAAACATCTCATTCATATCAGTTACCTTGGACACATCCCAATTAATTATATCACCGTATTTTGAAACGACTTTATCTTTATCCTTCCCGCCTGCCAAATATCCTCGAACGGCAACGTGGATACTTGTATTTGTCAAGGCCGGTTTCACGAAACCCTGAATTGAACGGGTTATGTCAGGTGGAAGCACATTCAGATCGGAAATATTCTTCATTCCCCCCTTCTTCTTGGTCACCCGACGGGTATTCTTCTTAGCACGGGGTTTGCGACTGATCGTATTGGACTTATTGGACTTCTTTAACACTCCAGGCATTTTATTATATTATATAAATATATTTTCTGATTGCTTTGGTTTTGTGTTACACAGTTTTACACATCAATTTTATAAATTATGAAAATATTTCATTCTCGGGGTACAAGAGGATGTATTACGTTTCCTTTGAATATTCTTATCAAACGTTGATATTTTTTAACTCAACATTGGGAGGTGGTGCAAAAGACACATTATGTTGAATTGGTTCTGACACTTCTGTATCATCATTATTAAAATCAGCATCATCAAAATTGAATGTTTCGACCGTCGAATCCAAACTACTCAATAGATTTTCTGGTATATCGACTGTTTTTTCAGCAGGTATCGATGTAATCTGTTGAGATATCGGCTTTTGTTGAGGCAGTTGAACCATATTTTGTTGGGCATTCTGAACCACGGAGACCCCTCCGTTATATTTATTCATATGTTTTGGGAACATACTCATTTTTTTGTCGGATTCTGAGTCCGATTCTGAGTCCGAATCCGAATCTGAATCCGAATCTAAGTCCGCATGCATCTCCTTATATTTTTTCAAATTCTCTTCTAAAATTTGCTTGATAGGTAATAAACTCCCAATAGTATCTATAATAGATTCTTCTATTTTATATTCTAATTCGATTGAGTTTTTTTGGTATTCAACATTATTTTGCGTATCGATAAAAAGGAATGCAAATTTCCACACTTTCCGGCAAGCATTTACCAACGATTCAAAGATAAACTCGTCAACAGCTGGTACTTTAATTTCTAATCTTTCATCTGATTCAAGTTTTTCATCAATTTGCAGAATTCTCGTGTGTAAAATGAAAGTTGCTTGAAGCAGTTCTTCGATATATTCACATTTTGAACTCATACGAATTTTTCGTGTGATGTCATTTTTCTTTTCATCATCTAAATCTACAACTTTTTCGAGTTTCTCTTGAAAATTTACAAGTATATTATCTTCGTCGTTTGAATCATCCGATTCTTTTTTGGAATTTGAATACATAACATAAATCTCTTCTAGAATGGGCGCCTTCAATGTATGTACAAGTCGTGAAGTATACTCAGTTTTAGATTCGTATAATTTCGTTGATGTTTCCTTGCCTTTCATTCTATTATATAAAACAATATATTAAAAATCTCACGAGGAGTTTTACATTTTCTTAAATGATATCAAATGATATCATTTTTAGAGTCGCGAGAATCCAAATAATCAAGAATACGTATCAAAATATACGTAATAAGTATGATTTCAAAATGACTCTTAATGATATCATTGAATGGAACGTGTCCGTGATAATTGTATTCATCGACTGTGAATTCAGAAATTGCCGGAGCGATTGATTTCGCATAATCTTCAAGTATCAATTTTGATGTACATCTCTTTGTAAATGTATATATAGAACATCTCACAATCCGTTGTAACGTGTCAAAGCTCTGAGGTAACATGAAGGTATTATCTTTATTTTTATCAATTATTTTAAATATATTTTCTGATTGCTTTGGTTTTGTGTTACACAGTATATCATTTTTTCTGAAATTCAACGAATTGTGTGTTTTTGCAGGTAAAAATTAAAATCATACATAATATAATGACACAACTTTTGTTTTACTCGAACAATTGTCACAACTCAAAAAACGTGGTTAAAAGCATATCTAAGTCACCCATGCGTACGTCTGTAAAATACATCTGTGTCGACAACGCTGCAGTTCGCCGTAAGCTTCCTCCATATATCAAGTCGGTTCCAACGCTTGTAGCAGGTTCAAAAATCATTGTTGGAAACCAAATAAATGATTATTTACAAATCACAACACTGGTCGAAAAAAACAAAGCGGAAAATCCAAAGGAAATTCTGCCGCAGCAACCGCAAAAGCCATCTTATGATTTTGAAAACGGTCCGAATGCGTTTATGACATCTGAAATGGGTTCCACATTCTCAGACTCTTATTCTTTTCTGGGGATAGATACCTCCGCTCAAGGCAATGGTGGTGAGTCTATGAATCACAACTTTGAATTTATAAAGGGGAATGACAAAAATTCGAATATGGTCAATCAAAACATGAACCCAGTTCAAAATAATTATTCTGAAATACAAAACAATGAAAAAACAGAAGAATTGAACAAAAAGATGGATGAGATGATGTCGCGAAGGGAACTAGATGTACCAAATGTTGCACATCGTCTTTGAAAAAACATATTTGATGATATAAACGGCTCGTTATATTTGATAATTATGAAATAGATGATCCAAATTCGATCAAAAAACTAGTCGAATTTTGATCAGGTCATTCTATCTATTTTTTTATCAAAAAAGAGTCCTAAATAAACAAATTATATAGGTATCTAGTGCAATTCTACTAATAATATCAATTGCAAGTTTTAGAGGAAAGATTCCGAAGGTTTTAAACTAAGATTTTAAGATTTTAGATTTTAAGATTTTAACGCAACATAAGGGCTTCGCATTCAATTCCTACAAATCAACGTAATAACAGGCTCCTAATTATATTTATTAAAATCCATCTCTGAAATCGGAATCGCAATAGTTTTGTTATACCCAATTTTACGAACCACCTTGAGTGGTATTTTTTTTTCCTTAAATTCGCGCTCAAAAATATCAACATATGTATCATTTTCATTCAAATTCACATATGCTTTCATTCCATCATTTAATTGTTGTAAACGGATTCCACGAATCCGTGTATATTCGAATTTGGTCATGATAGGTTTGTTAATAATAATATTAGAAGATGTCGGTTCAGAGTTCTGTTCCATGTTATTATTATTATGTATTGTTATTTTTATCTTTATGTTCTAGTGTCACATCTTCAATCATTTTTGTAAATAATGAACCAGTAATTAAACGAAATGTAAAATTTAATTCGATGTAAATTTGTTCCAATTTTTCATTATTTTTGATAATGTTCGGTTAACGTTCAAATATTGTACAGCCTCAATATCAAACCAACCAGCATATGCGATTTCGCGTTTGTCCGTCGGGTTAAATGAATGCACAACATCATTATTCAATTGAAGTGTATAGTACCGTGTATCATAAATTTTGAATGAGTTGGTAAACTGATTCACAGGAAAAAATACACCAGTTTCTTCCCAGATTTCGCGTTGTGCTCCCACAAAAGGGGCGATAATCTCATAAGGATATAAGTGACCCTTCGGAAGTCCATATTTATATTCACCTTTCAAAAACGACATGCGATTCAAAACTAAAACGACCTTCGTACGATCATTGTTAAAAATTAAGCCACCCGCTCGCGAAACCTCTTTTTTATACCCTTTATTGAAATGCATTTTTATATACATTCTAAGACACGGCTTGTCTTTATATGTGTTTTATGTTAAGTGAAGAATCTGGCTTCTGATAATTCGAAAACTGCCATTTTCTCCAAGAATCATTGTTCCGTCTGATAATTTAGTAGTAGGAGATGCGAGAAGCCACGTTCCAATATTTATATTAGAGTTTTAACTCAGAATGCGAACGACGCTTGAGTTCACAACAGCAACTAATATAACATTAAAAGATATTGTAGCTGTAAGTGCACACGCCAACATAATTAGATTCGAGGTATTGTATATATCTTTATTTTCTTTCTCGGCAAAATAGAAATCTAGATCGTCATCTAGTTCGTTTTTTTTTTCAAGTTCAGTTTTGTCATACCACTCAACAAGTGTGTCAATGACATATTCATCATACATATCGTCTCCAATATAGTAGTCGACACCATCACGTTCAGTTTTGAGGGGCTCCATGTCGCGTAAATATTTAACTTCATCGTCTGTTGTAGTAAGACTCATGTCCGAATTAGATTCATCTAAGTTCATTCGGTCATTTCTATAAACGGTGTCTTTATAAAAAGGAGAAGTATCCGAACAACTAAATGTTGATCTTTTAGGTTTAGGTGTTGTAGGATAAGATGGCAAATGATATCGGCGTTTCTTTTTGCAAATCCATGGAAACCTCATTTCTATATGACTATGTATAATCAATTGTCTTTATATTGTTTCACAGTTTTGAGCAGGCAAATGAATTTGAACAGTACGACCTGTTTATACCAACAGCTTCACAAAACAAATGTAATGTAAATCCCGTTAAAAATAGAGATATTTCCATTATATGGTTCTTGTTCCAATTTTTGCAAATACCCGGTAACTCGTCGTCGTGTTTAAATGTTTTACCCAGCAAAAATCCAACACATAAGCCTATTAGGATCGTCATAAAGCCAACGAAAAGTGCTTCTAAAATCAATGTATACATTCTTACTTTACTTAAAGTATATGATTATTTTTTTCGAAAGACATAGTATAAAACATATTATAGATGTCTTGTTCAACGTTTAAAATATGTTTCCGGAAAACTATACGAAATTGTTCGCGAGATATATTGTTATAACGATCGACAGATGATTTCACGATTTGAAAATAGTGTTCTATAAAAACCGTTGCAAGACTTTGAATTCGATTCTTCTGTACAGGATCCATTGGATCCATTTGATCCATTTTTCAGTACTTTTGTTTTCCCTTCTTAAGATATCTTTATGTTCTTTAAAGAATCAGAGAATTTATGATGCACATATTGATAAGTTGGTTTTTGTTTTTTCCAGTGATGCCTTTAATTTTGTTCTTCTTCAAAAGAATTTTCAGTTCTGAAATACTTAATATTTTCAATTTGTTACTTTGTTCCATAAATGCAACATCGTTGACTTCTTCGACGGTGGTTTCCGCATCTACAACACATTCGGCGTTTACTTCGACTTCTTCTATTTCTTCAACACTAACCGATGAAGGAATCATAGAGTCAATATCAGTTGTAACCGAATTAACATCTGAAAGATCTAAAACTTCAACAATTTCCTGGCTTTCCGAATCTACATCGCTTTCGACGATTTCGACGTTTTCGACGATTTCGACGATTTCGACGTTTTCGACGTTTCCGAGGTTCTCGACGCTTTCTACGTTTTCGACGTTTTCGCCGTTTTCGACGTTTTCGACGTTTTCGACGTTTTCGACGTTATCAATGCTAATGTCATCGCGTATTTTTCTTAAGTCGGAAAATTCAGATATGATGTTCTTGAGCTCAACATTTTTTGTCTCCGATTTCTTAATTCGTTCAGTATAAAACTTTTTCATGATGAAAAATCCGAATCCAAATAAAAAAACGATCGAACTTGCAAAGAATAACTGATTTGGTGAGAGTGTCATCCTGCTTTTCTTAAGTAATTATACATTATGAATAAAATTCTGTATAAAAACACACATCTTAAAAATTCTTGTTAAAATAAGGTGATTCTTGAATGAGTCTGTACAAAATGAACCACGTATTTGTAGATTTTGTAGAATCAACGCACATTTCAGCAAGTAACTTTGTGTACCTAGTACTTAAGTGATTCCGTTTTTTATGGAATTTTAACAGTTCAACACAAAAATAATTAACTGAATTGATATCATCGTGTAAAAAGTCGACTACATTCTTTAACGAATCGTTTACCAGTTTTCTTTCAATCGATTCTAAATATCTTGTATCTATATTTTGATGAAATTCATTGAAATGGTTTTTGGTAATCTGATTTTTGGTAATATTCATTCTGAATAGGAATTCGATTGTAGATACAGTCTTTCGTAAATCACAATTCACCTCATTATATATGTATTCAAGAGTATCGTCAGATATATCAATGTTTTCGGTATCACAAATATTCAGTAGGTACTCTTTACACTCGCAAAATAATAATTTTTTATATTTAATTACGACACAGTTTTTCAAAATAAAACCTGATACATAGCTGATTCTATTACATATAAAGATAAAAACAAGATCATTTTGTGTCTTATTATTGTCCATAATATCATATTCTAACGGGCGTACGAAAATCTTTTGTTCATGAATTGGTATGGTGTCAACTTCGTCAACTATAATGAATTTCTTATGAAATGTTATTTTTTTTGACGAAAACAAATTCATTTTTTTTATCAAATTAGAAGAATTACTTCGTAATTTTGCGCTCAAGTTTAGAATCGAATCATTGGGCACATGTTTTAGAAATGCACGTATTGCAGTTGATTTACCAGTCCCCGGTGCCCCGAATAATAACAAATGTTGTGAAAAATCGTTCGATACCTGTTCAAATAAAACCTTATTCCCACAAACGTCTTTTAGATTTTTTGGTCTATATTTTTCAACAAACGGAATCTTAGGTTCGTTCATCATCGCAAATTTTATATTCCGATATCTTTATATGCTTTTTGGAAAAAAAAATGAACCCAAGACTGAACCCAAGCCGAAAAAGAATCGTAGTTTATTTATATCTCCGTTCACATGTAATCTTCGATTTTAGAATTTTTAAAATACAATGGATAGAACGTCTTCAATAGTGTCAACCATTTTCACTTTGAAATTTTTATCGATTAACTTTGGATATTCAAATTTGATACTTTTCAATGATTCTTCGTTTTGTTTGGGACACAGCACAAGTCTAATTCCGGCCTTCTTAGCTCCGAATAGTTTTGATTCAAGTCCTCCAATTTCAAGCACATTCATTGATAAATCAACCTCACCAGTAATTGCAATGTCATTTTTAATTGGTTTTTCGGTGAACAGTGAATACAGTGCGATTGTAATTGCTGTTCCTGCACTAGGTCCGTCTTTTGGCGTCGACGCATCAGGTGCGTGAATGTGAATAGCTCGGTTCCCATTTTCCTTAGCATTTAGTTTTTTTTTCTGAGCATCCGTGAGTAAAGTCCAAGCGTTCGACTTTGCAACATCCATTGACTCTTTCATGACATGGCCCTGATTTCCGGTGAGTTTGAGGGAAAAGTTGTCATTGTGAGGAATAAATTTCGTTTCAATCTGAGTTATCCCACCGAGTCCAACTGCACATGCATACAATCCATTAATTTTTCCAACCTCGGGAGTGTCGTGAATTGTTTCGTGGCGGACCTTTTTTCTCCCTTTGAGAATATCTTGCGACACATTTTTTACAGTTAATTTGTATGGAAATTTGATAGTTCCCTTGAGATTACGAAGATTTACTTCTCTTACAATTTCGTAACACAATTTTTTTAATGATCGAACACCACCTTCGAATGTGTAGGTATCGATGAGGAACTTGAGAACGTCTTTGTTGAAAATAATATCTTCGTCTTTCATGCCAACGTCTCTTTTAATATCCTTGAGCAAATAATCTTTACAAATTTCAATCTTGTGATCAATTTGAAATCCTTTCGTATTTATATTCATAATACGGTCCATGAGAATATGATTGATATTGTCACGGTCATTATATGAGAAAATAAATGTACATTTCGAAAGATCAATATTAACATCCCCGAAGTATTTATCCCGAAAATGAGTATTTTGACTTGGATCTATAAGATGAATCAAAAGATTCACAATTTCTTCACCACGATGAGTTCTCGAAATCTTGTCAAGTTCATCCATGTATATGATAGGATTCATGCACTCCGCCCGCATCAGAGATTCGACAATAATGCCACATTTAGACCCTTCGTATGTGTATGAGTGACCCTCGAGGAACGAACCATCTTGGCCACCACCGAGTGGAATAGTGATGAATGGGCGATTCAAAGCCTTTGAAAATCCTTTCTCGATGAGTGTTGTTTTACCGTTCCCAGGAGGGCCCTCAATTCCCAATACAACTCCATTCGAGGTTGGATTTGATAGATTCTGAGCAACGAATTGGAGAATATGTTGCTTTGCATTTTCATGCCCAAAAATTGCATCATCCATGCACTTTTCTGTGTGTTTGATTAATTTATTGAAATCTTTCTTTGTCGAAATTTTATATGTTTCTGTGTACTTCCCGAAGGGGACGCGGAGAATTGATTTAACGTACTCTTTGAATTTCGGTGATGAGTCACCGTTGCAACCATTGAGTCTTTCTAAAATATCGTTCTTGGTATGTGTTGGAATATTTGAAAGCATTACTTTGTATGCGATCGGGCATGTTACTTTTTTTTCAGTTTCGATGTGTTCGACTATTTTGCATTGTTCCGGACGAGTCAGATTTTCAAACGATTCAACATTCTGCTGGATAGATGAATAATCCCGATGATTTCGATTATTTAAATACTTTTTGACTTTTTTAATATCTGTCACCTCTTCCTCTGAAAGACATCTCCGTTTTTTACGACATGGAACGCCATCTTCGTCATCATCTTCATCGTCATCTTCATCGTCGTCATCACCTTCATCGTCATCTTCATCGTCGTCGTTTGAATATTTTTGACTCCCTTCAATATAATCAGAATCTTCTGTATCTGTGTCAGATTCATTATCATAACGAGAACGCTTACGCGTAATGGTGTTCTTATTATTATTTTTATCATTCTCATCGTCTTCGTCTTCATCTTCATCGCTCGTTATCTTTTCGATGAAAGCAAAATTTTTCTGTATTTTAATATCAATGAATCTAATAATATTTTGCTTATGTTTACTCTTTATCCAAGTTCGGATTTCCTTCGAGACTATTTTATGGATTTTGTTTAGAATTGTGTTTATTTCTTTCCGCTTGTCCCGTGGTATCGTATCACATTTTGTAGCTTGAGGAGAATTTTTTGCAACAGTATTGAGATAAAATATTATCTTACTCTTTGCTTCCGCCTGAAGGTTGTGTTTAATCAAATTAGCTCGCAGTGTCTCGTAATAATCTATAACAATATAACATGTAGAAACACAAGATTGTGTTAATTCCTCCATACTTTATGAAAATAAAATTTATACTTTAATACAGTTTGTATTTCGTTTGTTTTACTTTTGTTTTGTATTGTCTTTGCATCAGATTCGATAATCATTTTTTACATTTTATAACTAAATAAATTCATGTTAAGTTAAATATCTAGTTGAAATTCGTCACCTTGGACACATCTATGTATATCATATAAAGACATATCGATGTTTTATTAAAATGGAGAATAAGTATACCGTAACATCTTTGTTCACAGGCATCGGTGGCCTCGATTCTGGATTTGGTGGATCTGTAATTGTGCCGGCAAATGCGATCAGCGAGTCTGCGTTTATATCACACATACGAGAATATAACTTTGTTGAACTAAAAAAAAAAGATTTTGAAATTGTGTTTCAGAATGATATCGATAAAGGTGTTGAAAATGTGTTAAAAATGAACGGGACATATCATAATTTCTCAAACGTATCGATATACGATTTGGTGAATGCTGATTATAGTTTTCCAATAGCCGATGTCATAATTGGTGGGTTCCCATGCCAATCCTTCTCGCATGCAGGAAAGAGACTGGGATTCGAAAATAAGAAATCTCATAATGTAAGCGATGAGGTGAATTCCAAAAATAATTCAGGTAATTTATATAAGTCCTATGTTGCAGTGGTTAGAAAAACAAAACCGAAATTGTTTGTTGCGGAGAACGTACTTGGTCTACTCACGATGAAGAATGCGTTGAATCAAATTATGACCGATTTTGCGAGTGTGGGTTATATGGTTGAATATCAAGTTGTAGATTGCACCGAATATGGAATTTCACAGACTCGAAAACGTGTTATTATAATGGGCATTCGCAATGATTTCACTGGAACACTCGATAAAGAATGGAACTTCGTAACCAAAAACAAAAATACTTGTTTTCTTCGCGAATACATACAACATCTGAAAGAACCGATAGAAACCGACGATATTTCACAGAAGTTATTTTCAAAGGCGAAGAAGCTTAACAAGGGCCAAGGTCAAACAGCTGTGAGTCTCGATGGGTTCGCACCGACAATAAGATCGGAACATCATGGCAATATTGAGTTTCGCAGACTATTTCAGGATTCTCGTGTTGAAAGTTTAGGAATGCCACGTCGACTCACTGTTCGTGAAGCCGGTTTGATCCAAACATTTCCTCCAAATTTCAAATTCACGGAAAAAACTATGTCGGGTCCATACCGTTGGATCGGCAATGCTGTACCACCATTGCTCTCATATTTAATAGCCGATAAGGTACACGATATTCTACAGAAACATTTTTAGATTTTATTCGATTTCAACTATAATTCTATTCAAGTTATTTATCATAATGGTTGAGATCTTTTGAAATTTCCGATTCGACAGAATTAGAATTTGTAGAAATACGAACAGAACTGACGCAAAAAATATAACGGACGAACCTTTTTTTTCCTTTTCCAATTGAGTATAAATTAAAAATGCATCGGTCATTTTTAAAATAAACGGGAAAATTAAAAAACCAAATAAAAGTGGTCTTAGATTCTTACTCAAAATATTTGGTTTGAACAAAAAAAGAAGATACGTCAAAATTCCATAAAACAAAAAAAAAGAAATCGCAATCAAATTTATCTGTGAAATGAAATAACAACTCCAAAATTTTGAAGGTGTATCTCGAACTTCCGTTGTTGTCATTATTGTAGAGTATATATTATTATTTTTGTTAAAAATGAAGGTAATATAAAGCTAAAAAAAATTATGAATATATATATTCAAATGAGTACATATATGACTGACTCGAAAGAGTTATTTTTATTTTCATCGTTACTCGACTACTACGAAAACAAGATCAATTTTGGTGCATTTGTCGAAATTTTACAAGACGATAGTGCGATATCGCTTAGAATGATTGACTGGGTCGTCACAAAGTTTTCAAAAATCAATAATACAAACTATGAGTTGAATGGTAAAACATTTGAGGTGTATATAAACTATAAAAGTCAACTAAAGGTATTTAGTAAAAGGTCAATTGACCCATTTTGTAGACGCGATAGACTTGTTTTAAAAAAACATTCAATTTCTATAGTGACAACGATCGGTCAAATGAACTTTTTCCGATGGGCCATCGATAACGGGGTCTTAAAATATATTTGTGATAATTTTGAAAGTCTTGAAAAGGAAATGAAATCTTATTCAAAAAATGAGACTGAAAAACGAAAGTTGAAAAAATTAAAGAATACAAAACATAAAAAGGTTTTCACTAATAAAATCACAATCGACACACAAACTATGCCAAATATGCTGGCACATTCTGTTGTAAGTTTCGATTAAGTTCATAAAATATCTTCTGGATTCTCATTGTTCATAACTTCCTCGTCGTCAGGAAGACGTATATCTTCGAAACCAAAAAAACGTCCTTTGCGTTTAACTTTACCAAATTGCGTTTCCATGTACTTTTGAAATGATTTTCTTGGAGGCACTTTCTCATTGTTTGCCTCTCGAAACCATGCCGAATAGACTACATATAGGTCGTTTAGAACACAAAAATCACCTTTTTTCTTTTCAATAAAATCTCGAACAAACTCAGAGTTTTTGTCCTGCTCAGATTTGTATTCATTTGTTGATAACTTCACCTCATCTGGTTCCACATAACCAGTTTCTTTTAGTTTTTTCCAATATTCAGTCAAAATCCAGAAAAAAGCGGGTCCCCACGTCTTCAATTTCTCTCCAAGTTTGGAATCAAGTTTAAATTCATTTAGATTACTTGGGTCCGGATCTTCACGAAATTTAGATGTGAAGTTTACGACGCGAATACGTCTCCAGGTTCCATCGTCTTCAGCAGGGACTTTTGGCAACTGATTACAAGTTAAGATCATTTTAAATTGTGGTTTAAATTCAATCGGCTCCTTGTTTAACGATCTAGCGACAATCTTGTCACCACCCGTCATTTCTTTCAAAATACCAACTTGCAGCGTCTCGTTCTCGTTTGGCTCTTGTAAAACTACAAATCGTTTTCCTCGTAAACGAGCTATTTCTGGCGTTGGTGCAGATGAACTAGCTCTCTTTTGTGTAAGGGCTGAAATAGAGAGTTTACTGCAATATCGACCGAACGCATATTCGAATAATTCAATGAGTTTTGACTTACCGTTTCCGCCTGACCCCACCCAAATATTAAAATGCTCGTATTCTATCGTACCATTTAAAAAGCTGGCTAACATTTGAAGTACGTACTCGCGAACTGCTTTATTTGGCAAAATTTGCCGAATAAATCCCATGATCTCCCCAATGACCCGATCAGTCCAGTGAAATTCTTCAAAGTTGTTATCTGTTGAAATGGAAATAAAGTCTTCGCAACGAGATTCCCGAAACATACATGTGCTAAGATCGTACACTCCGTTTTTGCATCCAATAAGATGGGTTTGAGTATCTAGAATTTCTTCGAAATTTGTAGACTCAAAACTTTGCGAACGTTCCCGGAACCAGTAAAACTGCTCAGCAGCTTCTTCTAATACCTTTTTCCGGAAACTCGCATCTCGTAAGCGGTTAGAAACCTTTAATACCTCTTTTGAAATCATACTATACTTTTCTTTGTTTGGATGCTCACCTGTAATTCTATCGCATAATTTTTTATACCTCATGCTAACTTTTGAATAATCATTGTATAAATCCTCTCTGACCTTTCGTCTCAAACTCACGTCACTATCATCTTGCATCCAGGATATCCCCGTAAACTCATACCAAATTCTTTTATCATATGAGGTACAAATATAAAAGTGATTGTACTTTTGCTTTAACGTGCTTACAACATGGAAGACGATATCCGCTAGATTCTGTTTCTTAGCGTCAGTTTCGTACGTGCTATTACATACCGTCTTTACGATAAAGTACTCCAAGTCATTTTGAATAATTTCGTAGTACGATGTCAAGTTATCAGATTTAGCCCACATATGCAAAGTTCCCAACCCTAATCCACTTCTGTTCATTTGATTCCAACGACGAGAACAGTCATTCTTTGCCGAATCCATATATTTTTCATCTCTTTGACTGAACTCGATCCAGGTGTCTAGCAAGGAATCAGATATATTATGTAAACAAAACCCAAGCTCGATCCAATGTTCATAATTCTCGGCACGATATGTACTTAAGATAGTTACCAAATTTTTAACTGTATTTAAATCAACATCGTGATTTCGATTAATATCACCGTGGAATTTGCGCGATAATTCCTTTTCATCTCGTTTTTGTTTAAAATCTTCTATCCAAGTCTCAACGAAGTCGCACATTTCTGGCTTAAATGTTGCTATGTCTGCCATTGTAAACCGTCTAATTGACAACAATTCAATAAGTTCTCTAGTTGAATTATAATATTTGCTATTTTCACGACGAGTAGGGGAAGCCTCACCGACTTCATCAATGGTATCGTATCCCCAAACACCAGTCAATACATACTTCTGAGACTCGGGCTTTTGTGAACCATATAACATCCAACCATTACGTTCTATTACAGCAGCATCAACAATATCATCAATTGTATTAACTGTGTCTCGAAACATGTGTTTTGCTTCGATCAAAATCTCCTCACGTATCAAGTACTGAACGGATGACTCGGTCACCACAAACGGAAACATTATATGAATGCCATCCTTTAAACAATCTTTTTTCGGAGAAGCGGATTTCTTCTCGCATACAAATGCATCGAATGAGGTAGGTGACGATGTGTCGATATATTTAGAAACAATTCGAGTAACACACTCTATAAAATTTTTTATTGTATCTTCATCGTACGCTCTTTTATTTTGGTTATTGTTTAATATCTTCATATCGAGATCATACAGGAGACAACACAAATCTGTATGTTTTTCAATGATATCGCACTGCTCGTTCTTCAATATTACGTTATCGTAATAGCACGATAAAAATTGATCCCGTTTATCGTCCGGGACATAATAACAACCACGGTTACTAAACATACCAACATGCGAACATCTTTCTCCCTTTTTAACTCTAAATTCGGAAAGCCATTCAAAGAAAGTCATATTTCTATCCTTTATTTTTTATATTAAATTTTTATCTTTAAGTGAATACACATATTGGGTTTTTTATAAAGTATGTATTATTAACAATAAATATTCATCAATTTGTCACAAATTCGTTAGTTTTTATAAAACGTAAAAAGTTGGTTTGAAGTTGTCATCTATGAAACGAGAGAATACACGTGTTTTGATTTGTGAGATCGGAGTTCTGGTTCTAAAATTGTTTGCAATCTTAACGTATAAATCAAATCCATCTTCATTCAAAAATGTTTCACCACAATCGGAAAATGTCCAATTGTACAAAAGCTCAAAAATGTTTTGTGGGTTGGATGCTTTTGGTGATTCTATTTCCGTCGTCATAATTGAATAACGGTTTTCAATCATATCTTCAACAAAAGAACATGCAAATCTAGACACATCAAACGCGGAACTCGGTTCAACATCGTCATATTGACCACCTGCTTCATCGTCTTCATCAAAAATATCACTTAAGTATACTTTATTATTATGTACAAAAGATGATCTTCCGAAGTCAATAATCTTTAAAATATACCCATATGTTGGCACTTTGAATTTTTGGTTTCCTACAACGTACCTAACATATTTCTGTCTGGTTTTTTTGCCCATTATGTTTTGAACATGTAAATCATTATGGACAAAATTGAAATTCTTGTTTGCAACAGATAGACCTGCTAAAATCTGAAACATCCACGCTGTGATTCGATCTTCGCAAATTTTTTTACGAATCTTTCGAATAATTGGAAACCTAGTCGGTAAATCATATCGTATCAAAATCCGTTGATACATTTCATCGAAGTTCAAGTCAAATTTATCAGTAATCAATATCTGTACTGGAATATTCGGATGAGTTAGTTTATATTCTTCGTCTTCGTCTTCCTCTTCGGTCTCGTTATCGGTACTATCTTCGGTTTTACATTCGTCGTCAGGGTTTTTTCCGGTTTCGCTATCTGTTTTGTCTTCGTATGTTTTAACCTCTGTTTTGTCTTCGTATGTTTCGCTGTCTTCGGTGTCGGTTTCGCTATCTATTTTCTCAATCTTATAGCCTTGATTACATAACGTTTCTAAGAATTCGACGTCTTCCAATTCGGCGTAGTCTGAATACCTAATTATCTCCTCGTATTCCGGAGAAATTCCATTGTAAATTCCATAAAGCTTGGGGAAATGTGGACTTGATATAGAGTCTAACAATAAAGCAACAGTAGATTCCACATAAGCCGTATTTGTCAATTTGTTTATTTTATTTATCAGCGATTTTATCTCCTCACTATCAGAATTTGGAACAAACAAATTTATTCTTTGCGTAGTTTTTGGGTAGTGATCACACAAATTCTCACTCAAACTAATAATTGGGATTTTTTTTACAAAGAATGGAACTTTCGATGTCTTTCCATTTTCATTATTTTTGACGACCGCTGTGTCGTTTTTGATTTCTATGATTTCGTTCTGTAACTGAAAAGTCTGCCATTTTGAATATCGATGTTTGGAAAAAATAGACGGAAAGTATGATTGTAATGAATTGATATCGTATTTCGATGATTCCGTTAATAAATATTCAATATGCCTGTTCCTTTTCGTATGCAATAATTCAATCATTTTATAGTTATTTATTATATACAATTATCCTATTTTTCCTTTTAAGTTTTTTTATTTTTTTATTACATTTCACCAAAAGTAACCGAAAAAACCACACTTCTTTTTCGGCTTGGGTTCGGGGTTTTTGTTCGGGGCAAAATCTCGATTGAAATTTTCCGCCTCTTCAAACATCCAACTCATATCCGTCACCTTGGACACATCCCAATTATCGAGCGGCTGGTTGAAATTTTCCGCCTCTTCAAACATCCAACTCATATCCGTCACCTTGGACACATCCCAATTATCGAGCGGCTGGTTGAAATTTCTCGCAACACCAAACATCTCACCCATATCCGTCACCTTGGACACATCCCACTTATTGAGCGGCTGGTTGAACTTTTCCGCACCCCGAAACATCCCACCCATATCCGTCACCTTGGACACATCCCAATTATTGAGCGGCTGGTTGAACTTTGTCGCAAAAGCAAACATACCACTCATATTCGTCACCTTGGACACATCCCACTTATTTAGCGGCTGGTTGAAATTTGTCGCACCCCAAAACATACCACGCATATTCGTCACCTTGGACACATCCCAATTATTTATCGACTGGTTGAAATTTATTGCACCCTGAAACATCTCACCCATATCCGTCACCTTGGACACATCCCACTTATTGAGCGACTGGTTGAAATTTGTCGCATAATAAAACATACCACCCATATTCGTCACCTTGGACACATCCCAATTATTGAGCGGCTGGTTGAAATTTGTCGCATCAGCAGTCGCAACAGAAAACATATAACTCATATCCGTCACCTTGGACACATCCCAATTACTTATATCACCGTATTTTGAAACGACCTTCTCTTTATCCTTCCCGCCCGCCAAATATCCTCGAACGGCAACGCGGATAGTTGTATTTGTCAAGGCCGGTTTCACGAAACCCTGAATTGAACGGGTTATGTCAGGTGGAAGCACATTCAGATCGGAAATATTCATTCCTCCCTTCTTCTTGGTCACCCGACGGGTATTCTTCTTAGCGCGGGGTTTGCGACGGAGCGTCTTGGACTTATTCGACTTCTTCGACACTCCAGGCATTTTATATATATATTATGTTATTATTTCATTATTTCATACCTAATTGACATCCGAGAGAAATTATCATTTTTTTCGTGTTTCAATTTAAAGAATAAATTTACAAAGGATTATATATACACGTGTATATAAATTATGGTTATCGCTTATTTGGACGAATGTGCAAGAGGAAACATATTCGGAGACGTCTACTCGGCCGCATGCATTCCGAACGAGAATTTACCAGAAACACCTTTTGCAGTAAAATCATGGGATTCAAAAAAATTGTCGCCAAAAAAACGAAAAATTTTATCTGAATGGATCAAGCAGAATTCGACTTGGGCAGTCGGAACTGCGACTCCAGTCGAAATTGATGAAATTAATATATTGAACGCGACCATGCGTGCATTTCATCGCGCTCTCGATAAAATCACGGTTGATTTCGATGAAATATTTTGTGACGGTAATAGATTTGCACCTTATATTTCAAAAAAAATAAATGATTTTGTTCCGCACAAGTGCTTTGAAAAAGGAGATGATTTATTTCAAGGAATCGGCATGGCGTCAATCGTTGCAAAAGTTGCTCATGACGAATATATACACAAATTGTGTGATGAACAACCTGAACTCGATGAAAAATACAACTTGAAAAGAAATCAGGGTTACGGAACGCGTGCACACATCGAAGGTATCAAACAATATGGGTACACGGAATTGCACCGGCGAACTTACAAAATCAAAAGCTTAATGATATAGAATAACTAAATAAAAAATATTTGTATATGTATATAATATGGTAGTTACAACTAATATGATGGCAGGTGGTTTCGTTTTTTTACTCGTTTCTTTGGTTTGCGCCGTCGTGCTTTATATGTGGATGATGAAGGAGGAAAAGATAGACGATGAAAATAATAATAATAAGAAGAAGAAGAAGAAGAAGAAGAAGAAGAAAAGGGAAGTTGACGAGCCCGAGCCTGAGCCCGAACCAGAACCTGAACCCGAACCAGAGCCCGAGCCTGAGCCCGAGCCAGAACCAGAACCTGAACCTGAACCAGAACCCGAACCAGAACCAGAACCCGAACCCGAACCAGAGCCTGAACCAACGGGTCCAGGCCAACCTTTTAAACTCCTTGGTTATTCAGATAACAATTATTACAGACTTTCAAACACATATACTGAAAAAGGTTATTCTGGTCACCGGGACGCGAACGGCAAATTAGAGTATATTATAACAGGTTACGGTAGGGGAATTAAAGATGGTGGAATTATAAAAACATCTGAAGACAAGGACACGACTTATAAAGTATATTATAAGTCTAAAAAACACGGTTATCCAGCTAAAGAATTGACAAGAAATGTTCATATGAGAAGTAATATGGAAAATTTTAATAAACGTTGGAAAACTGTCGTCGGAACTGCGATAAAACCACACCGATTTACGTTCCATGATGGCGGTAACGGACTTATCGCTGAAAAAGCTGTGAATGAAAATAAAATGGTTTACGATAAAGTATACTTATCTAGTGACATTCGTATTAAATGTTCTATACATCTTGTCGATGGGAATTATTGTGGAGTTTTTATTGGAGATCAAAACGCATCGGGAACGGGCAAGGAGACGGTTGGATATTTTATTCGTCTTCGTGTAAAAAATGCGTCGGAGAGTCAATTCGTTCTATTCAGTAAACACACGGATGGAACAGAAAGAGTTTTAGAAAACTTTAGTAATAATGAACTCATGCGTAATGGCGAAAAGTTCATTTTCGACCTTAAAACATCAAGAGGTACTCTGTTTTACAGTGTGTACTCATGGAGTAACCAAAATGGGACACGGTTAATAAAAAGAGGTACTCGTACCCCGTCTGGAATCCACAAGCACCTTTTGAATTCAACGGGAAAATGTGGCGTGTATGCAAAATCAACTACTAAAGCACTTTTCTATAGTATGGAAATTAATGGTAATCAACCTATAATATCGTATGAGACCTTCAAAGGATATGATTCTATCGAGAAATATGCAAACTTCTAATATCCTATAAAACCTCACGATATGTCCCAAAATCGAGGATTATACCAAGTAGCATTCAATTCACTCATACCCACATTGAAACTACATTTTCATTATTATACGTAAGGCATCCGACGAGAGAAATGGTAACGAATTTCGTTATTTAGGTTCGTTTAATTAAAAAATGATGTATTCTCGACGATATCTTCAAAACTCAAATGAAAATATGGCTGTAATACATAAAAAAACAACTAAGAAAAACAAAAACACAAAATGTCATAAAACTGCAAAAAAAATCGAGAGTATAAAGACAACGCAAATATGTACTTCTATGATTTTAATTTTCGATACAGAAACAACTGGTCTTCCATGTCTAGCTACAAATAAAGCTTTCTTGAATCCTAAAAAATTCGAGTTTTATGATTCTTGTAGAGTTATCGAAATCGGATATGCTATATATGGTAAAGTAGATGGAAAATGGGTAACACTCAAAGAAGTTGACACCTTTGTGAAACCAGATAAATTTACGATTGAAAATTCGCATATTCATGGTATTACGAATGAAATAGTAAATACCGATGGTATTGCAATCAATGACGCATTGACCGAGTTTGGAAACGATATAAAAAATGTCAAAAAAATTCTAGCGTACAACACGAATTTCGATATTAACGTATTACTAGCTGAAGCGTATAGAGCTAAAAATTCAGTATGCTCTGACGCAATATGCGATAAAGTAAAATCAAAAAAATGTCTCGACGTCATGCAACTCGCAAAAAAGAAATTGAAAGTTACACATATCAAATTAAATCAAGTATATAATCAGTTAATCGGTGAGTACAAACAGACGCATCGAGCGCTCGACGACGTCAAGCTAACAGCTGCAGTTTTATTCAAATTATTAGAAATTAGCAGCTAACTAGCGACGACGCGATTTGCGAGATTTGCGAGATTTGCGAGATTTGTGAGATTTGCGACTCTTGGCGGTGCGTTTTTCGAGAATACCCAACAACGAAGACGTCTTTTTGACGGCACCGACCGCTTTTTTACCTGTGAATTTAACGATTCCGACAGCTTTTTTACCGGTTGATTTAACAAGACCAATTGTTTTGCGACTGAGACGTGAGAGCGTTTTTCTAACCATTGTAGATATATATATTATACATTTTTTTTTACGATCGTTCAACTACTAAAGCAGTTTTCTATAGTATGGAAATTAATGGTAATCAACCAATATATAATAATAATGAAAACAATGAGTTGGTAAACTGATTCACAGGAAAAAATACACCAGTTTCTTCCCAGATTTCGCGTTGTGCTCCCACAGCATAGACGATATATATCATGCAATTATAACACATTTCTCGAATGAGCTCCATTCGTAGAATTCTGTCCGAAGGAACGCAAGAACTTCTTGAGTTACTATCCTTCCCGCCCGCCAAATATCCTCGAACGGCAACGCGGATAGTTGTATTTGTCAAGGCCGGTTTCACGAAACCCTGAATTGAACGGGTTATGTCAGGTGGAAGCACATTCAGATCGGAAATATTCGCTACCAAGTCGCATTCGATTCACTCAATAAAAATGCCACAAACAATAATTAATGAAAGCCCCGTGAAGAGCATTATGTCTAATAATAGTGGTGGTTTTACAGTTTTTGAAAATATATCCGACTGCCCGAACCATCAAACATACGACGCATATCCCGACTCATATCCGTCACCTTGGACACATCCCACTTATCGAGCGGCTGGTTGAACTTTTTCGCACCATCAAACATCTGACTCATATCCGTCACCTTGGACACATCCCAAATATTGAGCGGCTGGTTGAACTTTACCGCAGAACGAAACATACCACTCATATCCGTCACCTTGGACACATCCCACTTATTGAGCGGCTGGTTGAAATTTGTCGCACCAGCAAACATCGCACGCATAGTCGTCACATTGGACACATCCCACTTATTGAGCGATTGGTTGAAATTTGTCGCACCAGCAAACATCGCATGCATAGTCGTCACATTTCCCAATTTAGGTCCCCAATTATTGAGCGGCTGGTTGAAATTTACCGCACCCTTAAACATCCCAAACATACTCGTCACCTTGGACACATCCCAATTATCGAGCGATTGGTTGAAATTTGTCGCAAGAGCAAACATCAAATTCATATTCGTCACATTGGAAACATCCCAATTATTTAGCGGCTGGTTGAAATTTGTCGCACCAGCAGTCGCAACAGAAAACATATAACTCATATCCGTCACCTTGGACACATCCCAATTACTTATATCACCGTATTTTGAAACGACCTTCTCTTTATCCTTCCCGCCCGCCAAATATCCTCGAACGGCAACGCGGATAGTTGTATTTGTCAGGGCCGGTTTC